CTGCTCGGCTGCGGCCTGCTCGGCTGCGGCCTGCTCGGCAGCGGCCTGCTCGGCTGCGGCCTGCTCGGCTGCGGCCTTCTCGGCTGCGGCCTTCTCGGCTGCGGCCTTCTCGGCTGCGGCCTTCTTCGCCAGCTTCGCGGCAGCGGCCTTCGCAGCGGCGCTCTGCGCCGCCGGTTCAGCCTTTGAAACACGATCGTTCATGATGCTCTCCATCGGGTCTTTCGGAAGGGGTCGCCGGGTTGACGGCCGCTTTCAAAAGACCCGGCCGGTGATCCCCTCCCGGCCGGGCCCCATTAACGCTGCAGCGATCAGGCCACCGCGTTCTGGATGAAGTAACCCACGTCCTGGGCGCAGATTTCTTCCTTCACCTTTTCGCCCGCGCGGATACGGAAGCCGCCTTCGAGACCGACGTCCTGATCCTCGATCCGGCCAGCGATGCGGGTGCCGTATTGGGCAGTGAAGCCGAAGGTGACGCCGCCACCCTCGGGCGTGGCGATCGGGTTTTTGTGGAAGAGCGAGATATGCTTACCCCAGGCGCGCGCCAGATTGACCTGCTGGCCGGGCTTGGCCGTGTTGTACCAGGAGTCGCCGATCAGCACTTCCTGCAGGCCTTCGTCGCGGAACAGTTCCAGGAACTGCTCGACCGTAACGATGCCGGTGTCGGTATTGCCCTTGATCGCCTTCACGATCTTCGGGTGCGAGCTGAGCTTGCTCCAAACAGGCCGACCAATCGCCATCGTGTTCGGGCGATAGACAAGGGTCGATTCCAACCCAGTCTTGATCCGGCCGATCGGGTCGGAGTTGGCGTAGTCGGAAAACTGATCGTTGCCCGCCAGCGTCACCTTGCGACCAACCTGATAGGTTGCCGGGTTGAACACGAGCCCGGCCGTCCGGACTTCGCGGATGTTGATCAGCGTGTCCGTCAGCATCATGGTGGCATGGGCTTCGGGATCGAAGTTGGACACACCGCGCTCCCGCGCTTCCTGCGCGGCCTTGATGTCCGAGTTAGGGATCGGGCTGTCGAGGCCGTAATCCTTGGTCGAACTCGTCTGCTCCGTTCCGCCGAATTCGAGCTGTTGGACGCGGCCGGTACGGCCGACTTCAGCGTCCGGCGTGTTGAAGCTCTCTTCCAGCGGATACTTGGTCCACTTGAACTTCTCTGCACTGACCGACTGACGGGGCAGCACGCGGTCGGCAATGTAAGAATTGGCCGGGTTCTTGTACCCGATCGAGATCGCCGTCAGAGCGGGATCAACCTGGAAGGGACGTTCCATTGCTTAAGCCTCCTCGCCGATCACGCCCGGCGCGCAGAAATAGTCGATGATGTCGTCGGCAACGCCGGGCTGGTCGGCCTTGCCGATAACCTGGTCGCCGGCAGTGGTGGTCGCGATCGCCTTGCCGTTCGCGTCACTGGTCAGATAGTCGCCGGCCTTGATGGTGCCGCCGATCTGAACCGAGCCCAGTCCAGCCCTGGTGACGTCGACCATGGCGCCGCTCGGGCCGCCCAGCTTGCCGGTGGTGCCGACGAGCGGGTCGAGGTTGTCGCTGGCCGTCGCGATGGCATTCGAAACCGTCGGCTCCGAATATTTGACGATCCGGTAAGCGGCGACGATCGCCGTCGCCCGGTGGCTGCGGATGAAAGTCGGGATGCTCATTTGTGGCGCCCTTCCTGGACGTGGCGAACCGCGGTGCCGAAGTCGATCTCCTGGCCGCTGTCTGCGAGCTTCTTCTGGTACTGGGTGGCGTGGGTGGCGATCTGCGTAGGCGTCAGATCATCGGAGGCGTCGTCGCGCGCGGTGTCGAGCAACCGGCCGCTTCCAAGCTTGGGCATGCCGTTGACGAGAGCTTCCGCCTTGGCTGCATCTTCCATGTGCATGGAGATCAGCTGGTCGCGATTGGTCTTGGTGACGCCAACCCGCCCATCAGCGATCGCGCCGTCGATGAACGCGGTTGCGTCCTTCTTGGCGGTTGCGTCCTTCATCTGCTTGAGCTCGCCGTTCGTTTCCGCCAGCTGCGACTGGAGCGAGGTAATGAGCGTTTCGCCCGTTCCCGCGCCATCCTTCAGCTTGCCGATGCCGGCGACGATCGCGTCGGCTTGGGCGCTTTCTTCCAGTCCGGCCGCCTTGGCGATCGGGGCGAGAGCAGCCTGCAGGGCGGTTTCGACTTCGTCACCCCCATCCAGCGCCGCATTCAGCGCGGTGACGACTGCGCCGTCCTCCGCGCCCTCGTCGAGCTTCAGCAGCTCCACGAGCTTCTTTTTCCAGTCCATACCGGTTTCCTCTGCATGCAGGGCAGTCAGCCCTTCGAAGTTTGGTTGATTGACGAGGCTGGCGCGCTTGATCGCCATGACCGTCTTGTCCTTGCGGTGGGCGATGACCGGGGAGATGCCGCGATAGGCTCCCTCCTCGACTAGGCGCCGGCCTTCATCGGTCCACTCGACCTGCCCCCAGATGCCGTTGTCGCGGAATTGAAGTGCCGTGATCCATCCGCGCGCCGGAGCGGGAAGCCCCTGAGGCGCGGCAAGATCGGTCGAGTGGTTTTCGTCGAGGACAAGCTTGTCGCCCGCCTTCAGGCTGGCTGCCATCAGCGCCTGATAATCGTGGATACGGTAGGGGCCGCGATCGTCCTGCGTATCGATCCGGCCACCGGCCGGAACGAGGTGAAGCCACTCAGGCGCGTCACCGGAAACGGTGAGCAGCTGGGCGGAGCAGAGGGCAAGGGAAGGCTTCGTCATTCCCAGCCTGATGGCAGGATGCGAATGCGCTGGGCATGGCCGCCAAGGAGGCCGGGGGCCGGATTGTCGTGATGGGAAGGCGTCTCAGGCTCGAATCACGCCGCCAGCCCTTGCTGCCACATGGGCCGCTGCCGGATCAATCGAAACGCGCGAGATTGGCGATCGGGTTCAAGCTTCCGGATCGAGACGGGAGCGGAGATAATCCTCCGCGATCTCGACCAGCGCCCGATCATCCTTCTGGCTGAGGCCGACGATCGGCCGGGCCGGTATGCCTCCCCAGGGAACGGGCCGACCGCGACTGTCGCTACCGAATGCACCGCGCGCGGCGCCGGAATGCATCACGCCAGCATATTTCAGCGACCAACCGATCACCACGCCGTCACGGCTGACAAACTGCAGGATTTCACGAGAAAGGCGCCGGGATGGACCGATCAGTGGCCGGGTGAGCGCTCCATAGCCGAGCTGCTTGTAGCGATCGAGCGTCGATTGGCTCTTGGGCGCCCAGGGCGTTCCATCCGGTCCGACGCCTTTGATGAAGCGCTGGCGGTGGGCTTCGACCGCGTACTCGGCGATCTCCTGGTACATCGGCGTAGGATCGGCCAGGGCAGCGCTGGCGTCGCGGATGGCCTTGCGGGACTGTCCCGCGTTGAACTGGATGTTAAACCGCATTATCTAGACCCCAATGGCGCGCGCATCGGGCCGCCCGGCCAGTAACCGGGAACGTCGCGAACGTAGGCATCGGGGCGCGCGCCATCCTCAATTCCCCACACGAATGAAGAGCGTCTTCAGGGCCACCGTGCGCCGCTTCGATCCGCGCACCACCATGCTGGCGATGTAGAGATCGCCCCCGATCAGCTTGCGGTACTCGACGAGCTGCTCGCCCATGTCGCTCACGCCGGACGGCTCGATCGCGTCGGGCGCCGACAATATCTGCGGCAACAGGGCGAAGTCTGCGGGCAGAACGCCGCGCTGGCCTCGCGTCCGCTCGGTCGCGTCGTTCCCGTGTTCGCGCATCACGTGGCGGACTGCGCTGGGATCGAGGCTGTAATCGTACCCGGCCGGGGATCGGCCGACGGTTTGCTCCAACCGCTGTGCATGATCGGCAGGCACCAGGCCGAGCGTGCGCGTGGAAGGTGGTTCGGGCAGGTCCGGCAGGGGATCATAAATCCGTTGCGCATAGCGGCGCACATCGTCGGCGGTCGAAGGCAGGGCGCGATAGGCGTTGGACAGCGCGGCAGCGCGCTCGGCCGGGAGCTCCCCCATGAAGGCCTTGGCGATCTGATAGTCCCAGCTCCCGACCTTCCGTGCCATTGCCCATGTGAGCTCGGGTACAGTGGCACCCGGGGCATAGTTCCATCCTTTACCGATGCCCTTGGGAGCACCGGTGCGTGGATCGAGCGCATTCCAGTTCGCGGGCAGGCGCTTCTCAGGGTCGCCTCCCAGCCTTCTGACCCCGGCCGCAGAACGCGCGCCCACGACGTAGCACGAGCAGCCCCAGTCCGAAGGCGGGTAGAATTGCTCCCAGAATGCATGGTCTGGCGGCAGTGCCATGCCGTCCCAGGACAGGTGATGGAGACGCGGCTCCAAGCTGCCGCCGTGGCGATAGACCCAAAACGCGAAGTTGCCCGCCAGCAACTGCGCGCGACGGCCTGCCGAATAGCTGGTGTAGCTATTGGTCGACAGGATCGTCTTCACCCGCCACGCTTCACCGCGCACGCTGCCTTCGCCAGCCCAGCCAGTCCAGCCGTTGCGGGCGACGATCGCGCGGAAGTCCTTCCGGAACTGTTCGATCCCGTGCCCTTCGGAGATGGCCTTGTCGACGGCGGCGGCGAGATCGGTCAGCAGATCAGCCTTGGCCGCGCCCGCCACCATGAACCCGTCGTCGTGCGCCTCGCGAAGCATGTCGTCCCAGCGCTGCGTAGGCACGAGGTTGCGCAGCTTGCGCCGGAAGAACGCGATCTGCTCGTTGAACGGGCGGCCGAATGCACCCGAGACAGCGCTGGGATGGTCGCTCACTTCCGGACCCCTGCCTTCACTTTCAGCGACGCGGTATAGCTGGTGACTTGCCCTTTTGCGTTCAGCCTTACCTCAAGGCTCCAACCATTTGGATAGATCGCCCGCAACCGTGTCCAGTGCCCGCGCAATAACTTCCAGCCGAGCACTGCCTCGGGCTGCTCGCCATCGCCGAGTGGGCTGATTTCCGCCAGCGCGGAGGCAAATTCACTTGCGTCCAGGCGGTGACATACGGAGCGCCTGGTCATGACTTGCGCTTGAGCATCAGCTCATAGGAAGTGCCGTCAATTCGGATATCCGATGAAGCCACGGCGCCAGCGGTGGTGAAGCGGAGCAGGTCAGCCATTTCGTCGATCTTTTGAGCCAAGGCCATCGCATCATCGAAGCCGAGGCAGTCGTCATCCGTGTCATCTTCAGCCACGCTCGCTTTCCTCCTCAGCATCACCGATCCCGGCCGCGCGGATCGCGGCGAGCCCGCTGCCGATCGCCGCGCCCAGTTGGCCGGCATCGATGTCGGGATAGGCCTCGGCCAGCATCGTTCGGAACTCGCCCAGGTCACTCGCCTGCTCCAGCATAGCCTCGATCGAGCCGACCATCTGTTCCACGACCGGCGCGGACAGATCGCTAAGCCTGGTCGCAACCTGCTGCGCCGGATGCAGCCGGGCCTGTTGGCGAAACTGCAGGGCGGTCTCCTCGGAAACCGCGATCGGCGCGGGCTGCGTCCGTGCCTGCAGTATCTCCTCGCCCGCATCCGGTTCCGACAATCCGAACTTGTCGCGAATCTCGGATGCGCCCACGCGCAGCCCCAGCGGCACAAGCGTGCTGAGGCTGGTAGTCAGCTGCTGCAGGTCTTCCTTTTTCGGCCGCGCGATCGTGACGCGGGGATAGGCAGCTTTGGCCCGCGAGCTCGGCGCGCCAAATTCCAGATCGCACCACGGGCGAACGAGATCCCGATTGATGACGGCCGACGACGATTTGCAGTCTGCCGTCTCGATATCTTCCTGCACCAGGCGGTGTTCCTGGCTGACCGCATGCCCACCGGAAACCGCGTCGGTCGTGGTGGTCTGGCCCAGCACTGCCTTGGAGACCTGCCGATCGAGCCAGTCGGATCGCTTTTCGTACAGGTCGGAGCCAGCCCCGAGATTGTCCGTTTCGACAAAGTCGATCGACATTCCCTCAGGGATGATCGCCGCGCAATCTCCCGCGATGTTCGCCACGGCCCGGAACAATGTACGCTTGTCATCCTGGCTTGCTCCCGCGTGATACTTGCCGAGGCGCACGGGCTGGCCATAGGTCTGCGTGAAAATCGCCCAGTCGCGCTGCGTGTAGGCCTTGAACAGCCACGCCCAGGTTGCGAGGCGCGCGATGCCCGAGCGCACAGCCAGTCCGGACTTTGCCTTGATCGCCAGCCGGATGAACTTGAACGCCGGGAGTTCCTCGTCCGATCCGTTGCCATCGATCCCGCCGCGCAGTAGCCAGCTGCCACCGTCGCGGGTCGGCTTGAACCAGCGCGGATCACGCCATTCGAGACGCTGCGGCCAGAACTGGCCCTCGCTGGTGTCCCAGATGATCTCCGTAAACGACACGCCCTTGCCGATGGCATCGAGGATATCGAACATCTCGTCGGCCAGCTCGTCGCGCTTAAGCCATTCGCGGACCATGTCCGCCTTCTTCACGTCCTCGGCGCTGTCCGATGCGGCTTCCACCGTCACATCCAGCTGGCTCACGCTGCGTTTGCGCGTCTGCAGCACGCCGGCATAATGGAGGTCGCGTTCCTCGATCTGCTCGGCCAGCTCGAAGTAGCGCAGCGGGTCGCCCTGGTCGGCCGCGCGGAGTATCTGTGCGAGGCGGCGCGGGTCGAGCCCATCGCCCGGATAGCCAGAAACGGGTTGACGCACGCCACCGACCGTCGGGCCGCCGACGTCGCGTGATAGCAGCTCCTTCTGGATGGGTTTGCCCCACTGGTCGAGGATGGCGGTCATGACAGGTGCTCCGGTCGGATCAGAAGTGCCCGAATTATCGATTTAAGAGGGGCTAAGAGGGCGGTGGACGTACTGTCAGGCGTCAACGGGGCTGATCGGCCGTCCTGAGGCTTCCTGCGGCTCATATGAAGCCACCCCCGAATGGGTCCGATCCCAGCGGCCGATGCCAACCGCCCTGGTCGTGTCCGCCCCAATCGTCGGCGTTGTCGAGCGGGCCTCGCGCGGCGCCGCCCCCGACCGGCTCATAGGCATAGGTCGGGATGGTCTCGCTCAGTGTGGCGGCGTGGAAGTTCCACAGCCCGATCGCGTTATCGGCGTGGCGCTTGCCGCCATCGGTGCCCTCTGTCCGGATATGGTTGGGCACCTTCGCCACGCCGCCGATCATCTGCAGCTGGCGCAGATCGTCACGCGTATCCTTGTCGGCTGGAATCAGGATCGTGCCGTCTTCGAAGGTCGCGCGGAACTTGGGGCCGAACTCGCGGCGCCATGCATCGGACGCGATCAGCTCTATAATCCGATCCGGCCCGTACTTTTGCGCCGCCTCCTGGGCGAGCGCCATGCCGTTGCCGTTGGCATCCAGAATGCCGCCGCTGAAGCGGTTCATCGTGGCCACGAAATCGACCATCCAGAACAGCGCCTGCTTCTGCTGGTCATATGGGCATTGCCGCAGCTCGACGATCAGCGGCACATGCCGGTTCAGTACCTGGTCGACGAAGCCGAGCGGATAGGAGCTGCGATCCTGCCGCATGGCGAAGTCGCCGCCGACCGACCATGTCAGCTGCTGGTTGGCGAAGCGCATCAGGACCGGCTTCACGTGGCTCTCCAGCCACATGAGCATTTCAGCCCGGCGCTGAGACTCGGGCCAATAGACGAAATCCGGCATCCCAGCCGCCTTGGGCGGGGGCGCCCAGCGCGCGACCTTGTATTCGGGCGTGCTGCACTTCTCGATCCAGGCGAGCGGTAGAAGTGTGCCTTCGCCTTCGCGCGGGATGGCGTCGAGTTCCTCGCGCATCGCCTCGATGCGGCTGCCGTAGCTGCGCCGCACCTTCCGATACCATTCGGCCTTGCCTTCCGGCGTCGCCGTCCAGCCACGGATAAGGCAGACCCGTTCGTACAGGCCATTTCGCACGGCATCATCGAAGGTGATCGTATGGATCGAATAGTCGTAGGTGCCCTCGCGCGTTTCCTTGATCAGCTCGTTGAAGGCATTCAACGCCCCGTTGTGGGTTGAGATGATGCGAATCGTGCCGCCCCAGATCAGCAGCGCGTTACAGGCATCGATCACGGCGGCCACGTTCCGGTGGAACGCTGCCTCGTCGATCACGACACGACCCTGCAGACCGCGAATATTCGCCGGGTTGCTGGACAGGCCGACGATGTGGAAGCCCGAGGCAAAGCGGATGCGGTAGGCGGCGATGAACTTGCTGGTGCCGTCCTCCTGCTTGTCCTCAAACATGAACTCGTCGACTTCGAGCAGTTCCTTCGCAACCGCCTTGGCGAAGCGGGCGCACACGGCCACGAACTCCAGGCCTTTGTCCTTCGTATCGCCGATGTAGTAGGTGTGATCGCCGCCCGCCGTCTTCGACGCGGCCGCAATCAGCGTGCTGTCCAGCGCCTCGGCAAACGTGATGCCGGTACGCCGCCCTTTCTGACCAAGCTTCAGAGACGAGCGGTCCTCGATCCACTCGACCTGGTGCTTCATAAGGATGCCCTTGGCCAGCGGATCGAAATCCTCTGGCGGCAACTCTCCGAGCACCAGATCGTCGACAGGCGAACGCGGCGGCGGCTGGTTGGCAGTCGGCAGTTCGTCTTCGACCAGCAACGAGGCTTTTAGGCCGTTCATCCGCTGGCGCCCAGGAACTCGCGGCGCAGTTGGGCGATGCGCTCGGAACTGAGGCCGGCTTCGCGGGCGAGGACTTCGGCCTTGTCGGCCGCCTTGGTCACCTGCGCCTTTACGCGCTGCTCCAGCTGGCGCCGATATTCTTCGGAGCCGCGCTGGGCGGACACCACACCCGATAACGCGCGCGACAATTCCATCAGCCCTTTGGAATCGAGCTTGCCTTCTTCCAGCAGCTCGAACGCCATCACCTTTATCATCTCGGCGACCGTAACCGTCACGCGATCCGGGCCTTCGGTGCCCAGCGAGCTGACGAGCTCGCCCGAGATCCGTTGCACTTCATCCATGCGGCGGAACTGGACGGCTTTGCGCACGGCGTAGCGGTTCCAGGCCGACTTGCTGATCGGGTCCAGGCCCTTGTCGGCAAGCCGCTCGTTGAACTCCATCAGGATTGCATTGCTGTGTAGCTTCGTGTCGCGCAGCTGCTCCAGCGCCCAGGCGACATCTTCCTCCGCCTCTTCAGGCAGCAGGTCGATCGAGGACAGCCGGCCGCGTCCGTCGCGCCGATCGGCGCGCGCCATCAGTCGATCTCCGTCGGCCGGGTAATGCCGGCAATAACCGAACGGCGCTCGACATGGTCCCGGCCTGCTCTCCCGATGCTGGCAATCACGAGGTCGGCCGGAACGATCTCGACTGCCTCAAGCTCCACAAGCTTGTTCAGCTGCGTTTCCACCCATTCGCGCGAGCGGTTGATGGCATAGCGCTTTTCCAGCATCCGCTGGATCAGGATGACGTTGAGGCGCCCGTCGACCTGCTCGTGCAGTTCCTTGAGAATGTAGAAGCGCGCGTCTGCGGCGATGGATTCGGCGTAGCTCACTTTCCGTTCTCCCGCAGGTGCCGATCCATCCGGTCCACCGTGCGCGACAGGCCCGCCATCTGTGTTCCTAGCTCGGTCATCTTGAGGGAGAGCGCGTGCAGGTCTTCCTTGGTGGGCTGGTGCGGCCGATCGTCTTCCAGACGCTGAACGCGGCGGTCATGATCCTTGAAGCGCTCCAGCATCACCCCTTCGAGGGCTTCGATCGCATCGTCGGTCCCCTTGGCGAGCAGGCTCAGAGCTTCCTTTAGCTCTCTGCCTGGCCGCGCGATCCATGCGGCGATCGTGTTGGCGATCCCGATCAGCAGGGCGACGATCGCCACCCATGGACCGATGCTTGAGGCGATCTCAGTCACTCTTTTTCCTCTCGTGTTCCTGCTGGCAGTCGATGCAGCGGACGGCAGACGGCAGCGCCATCCGCCGATCCACGCCGATCGGGTCGCCGCAGGCGATGCAATATTCATCGCCCTTCCGGGCATTGGCCTGCCGGATGCGTTCGATCCGCCGATCACGGCTTTCGTTCTCGAAGCGCTCGGCGGCTTCCAGCGATCGTTCCTCAAGGTCCATCAGCGGTTCCTCATCAGGTGGACGAGGTCCTTCATCTGGTCATTCGACAGACGGATCGACGCCGCAGCCATCGTGCGGCTGGACTGCCGCTGCAGGACGTAGCCCGCTTTGTCCTCGACCAGTTGCACGAGCAGGTCTTCCTGATTGCGGCCGAGGCTGAAGGTGCGGCGCGTTTCGCCAGCCATCAGGGCAGTTCCACTTCCGGACATGCGGCGGTCGCCGCGTTGAGTTGTTCGCCGTAGGTCTGCCGATCGAGCCCCTGCGCGCCGACCAATGCGGCCTTCTGCCGAGGGTCTGTGCGCAGATACCATTCGTCGCGCGTGATCCGGTCCTTCAGCGGAACGACCTCGGCGGGGCGCTTGTCAGCGCAAGGCTGAGGCACCGGCATGGAAACCGACACCGGGCGATCGCGCACGATGACTTCCGGCGTGCTGCAGCCCGCCACGACAAGCGCGAGCAGGATCAACTGCACAATCGGAAACCAGATCGTTGCCCGCATCACAGCCCGGCCTCGTAAACCAGATCGAGCGCGTCCTCGGCTTCACGCAGCAGCACCATGCAATCGTCACGGGTGCCCGGCGTGATAGCCATGTGTGAAAGGCGTTTCAGAGCCGTCTGACGCTGCGCCTGGGCGCGATCGGCAATCGCCTTCAATTCGGTCGCGTGGGCTTTCAGCCGCACCGCCTCGCGCGCCATTTCGTCCAGGCGCAGGTTCTGCCGATCGACGGCGTCCTTCAGATCGCGGTTGCTGGCGCCTAGCATCGTTGCCTGCCCCGCCGCGCCATCCCAGCCGAGCTTCGGATTGTCGCTCGCTTCGCGCAGCGCGATCAGCACCGTTCCGGCCTGCGCCGTCAGCGCATCATACTTGCCCTTCCACTCGCCCCGCAGATGATCGAGCCGCAGGCCCCACGCCAGCAGGGCGAGGATTACTGCCACGGCACCGATGCCCAGTCCGGCAAGGGCCTTACGCTTGGCAGCGCCGAAGGGATCGAAAATGCTCACCGCACACCGTCCGAGCGCGGGGAGCACAGTTCGAAGATCATGCCGACAAGCACCACCAGGGCGGCGATCGGCCAGAAGATCGCAATGGCGATCCCAAGCACCAGGACGACGCGCCGGTACTTGGGCGATTTCTCGTTGGCGAACGCCTCGTAGGTCAGGACTAGGCCAACGATCAGGCCGATCGCGTAGACCAGCTGCAGCAGCACCGCCCAGATCATGACGAGCGCCCCGTCAGAAACCGCCATACATGAGCCAAGGCCACGATGATCCCGACGCCCAGCACCCACACCAGCGCCAACGGCCAAAAGATCACTATGACGCAACCTATCGGCAGGAGGACCGCTTGCCCATGCGATGTCGGCTCACGCGAAATGGCTCCCCAGCCCAAATATGCGACAACGAAGACCCCGATCAGATACGCTGGGATGAGCTTCTCAATCATGCCGCACCGCCTTCCGCGCAGCGCGGCAAGGGGACATTGCCCAGGCGATGATCCGCCCAGCCGACCATGAAGGTTTCGAGCTTGGGGTTCACTTCAACCAGGCGCAGATATTCCGCGCCCTGCTGGGCCTCGACCAGCTTCAGCACCAGTTCGCAGGCTTTCCGGTTCCCGCGCTTCTTCGCGAGCGCATCAAACGCGGCGAGCGTTGCCGGGCCGACCGAGCAATCGACCTTCAGGTCACGATAGTCGGCCTGCTGGCGGTTAAGGGAATTGAGCGCGCGCTGTGTGTAGCAGCTGGGGCGCTTGGGGCCGAAGTTCACGCCCTGGTCGATGATCTCCTCGCCCAGCGCGACGTTGCGCTCGACGATCTTGTCGAAGCCGGGCGCCACAACGAACTTGCGGCCGTAGATATCGATCACCCGTTCGCGGGTGATGTGGCGCATGTCGCCGGTGTACCCGTCCGCCCGTGCTTCGCGCTCGGTCATCCCGTATTTGGTCGCACCGCCCGGATCGTTCTGATTGTTGACATACGCGCCCTCGACCGAGATCACCGCGCCGATGATCAGCGCGATCGCGCCCGCGAGCCCGGCTCCCGCGCCGGTGGCCTTCTTAGCGCCCGGCTGCATCGAGCGCCTCCTGCTTCACATACACCGCGACGATGCCCGCCACCCACAGCAGCAGCCCGATCGCGAGCAAGGCGTTGGGGGGAATGACCTGCCGCACGGCCCCGGGCATCATGTTCCAGATGCCGAGATAGGCCGCGATGTTCGCCAGCCCCGCGCCGTGCAGCCATGTAGACCAGCGGCGCAGCACGGTGCGCCAACTGTCGATTGGTTTCCAGTCGAGCAGCCATGCCGCGAGCAGCAGCAGGATGATCCCCGCGATGATGAAAAGCCCCGTCGTCATGGGGCTGTCTTGGGCCGGAACACCTCAACTGGGCATGGCCTCCTAGGAGGCCGGACAGCGATTTAGAAGTTGAAGGCGTTCTGCGCCGATCCCTTTTCAGGGACGTTGTCCATCCGGGCGAACATCTTGTTCACTGATGGCTCTGTCACGCCAAGCTTGCGCGCGATTCTCGCGTTGGACAAGCCGTTGGCGCGGTAATGCCGCGCGCGGAGCTCGCGGGCAAGCGGAACGCGCAAGGTCGAGGGCGCATAGCGCCGCGAGAGCTTGTGCGCGGCATCGATGCCGATCGCCTGGGCGATCTCGTCGTCCTGGGCGATGGTGGTGGGAACATACAGGCGGGTGCCACCGAACGCTTCGACAAGCGCGATGAACCCTGCCTCTCCGAGCAGGTTGAGTAGAGGCCCGGAGAGGGGCTCGCTCATTCGGCCGGCGCACCCTTGCGCGCCAGTGCATGGAAGCGCCCGGCCGGGCTGACGCGCGGGAGGATCGTGGACACGACGCCGTCGCGCACCATGAAGCTCAGCCCGTCCGCCGTGATTGCGTAGTCCGTGACGCCGATGGATTCAGCGGCGGCGACGGCGCGGGCGAGCGATCCTTCGAGGCGCGCGCGCAGCTGCTCGATGTCGAGATCGCCAGCACGGTCGAGGAAGCGCAGCAGCGCGCGGTCGGAGACGGCCGGCGGGCGCATCAGCTGATCACCAGCACGACCAGGGCGATGGCCCAGGCCCCGGCGACCAGGCCGGCCACCCGGCGCAGCTTGCGAGCCCGCGCCTTGCGCAGGCGATCCTCGCCCACCACCGGCAGGTCGTACCAGCCGACGTTCTCGCCGATCGGGGCGCTGCTGCTGACGTGCCGCGCCGGGGTCATGTTGCGATCTCCGACTCTTCCGACGCGCAAGCACGAACGATGCCGATCCACATCTCCAACGCGTCCACGATGCGCGGCTGGCCCGCCACCGTGGTTCCCGCATAGTCGAACCCAAAGGTGTTGCCGTCGCGGGTGACGGTCGCCCCGATCTGGTCGAGGCGCTTGATGCACTCCGGGTCGACATGGTCGAGGGCGATCAGGTGATCGCGCTCCTCCATGACGGATTCGAGCGCATAGGACAGTAGGCTGCTCATTGGCTTTTCCCCTGTTGGTTGAGTTTCTTGCGGGCCGCGTTGGCCCAGTTTCTGAGAGCACCGGCGAGACCTGCCGTGCTTTCCGCACGAACGCCCCGGAAGCTGATGGTCTGCGCATCGCCGCGCGCCCCTATGACCGCACCGGCTTCGGTAAGCCTGTAGGCCGCGAGAAGGGCTGCAGCTCCGTAGTCAATCGAGTAGACGGGATGGATGCTGAGAACCTTGTCCAGTTTCTCAAGCTCGCCGACGACAAGGTCGATATCGTCCTGAAGGAGGGCGGGCATCATTGGCCAACCTCCTCAAGTAGACCCGCAGCGCGATTGGCGAGGTCGGGCTTGAAGCTCGACAGGCGAAGGCCGATTTCATGTTCGTTACCCTCGGGATCGCCAACCATCAGAAGCGGTTGGTCGATGCACTCAGCGAGGCAATGTGCCAAACGGCTTGTGAGCGTGTCCGGATTTTCCATTAGCCGGAGGAGGCTCACAACAGTTGGCAGGTTCGCCACCAAGGTTTCCATTAGTTCAGCGGTGGCGTTAGCTTCGTCCGGTTCGATCGCGCCAATCAACGCAACCGTTTGCCCGCTCGCACCTTCGATGCAGGCCATCAGCTTGCGTGTGGCAGTGTGGGTCACTGTCCAAGGCATTTCGACGGCTTCCCGTCCAAGGCGCTCCAAACGGTCAGCAAGGCTTTCTGTTTCCATCATGCCGCCACTCCCTTCGCTTCCTGAAGTCCATTCGTGATCGCTTCCTTGTTCCTCGCGCGCAGGAACGGGATGACCTCGCTGAACTCATGTTTTGCGGTGGAGCTGGAGCGTGCTTCGATGATGTAGAACGTCTCGCCGGGGCGCGTTTCGCTCAGGCCGACGGTGATGGCTTCAGCGCGGGTTGCGCATTGGTCGATGTTGTAGACGCCGTCCCATTCCACGCTGTCCCGGTGGCCGACGTGCCACGTCCAAGGTGTCATACCACCGTTCCCTTCGCTTCCCGGAGCTTGCGGCCGAGCGCCTGGGCGCACCGGGCGTAGTCCTCGGCCGACCATCCGCGATCGTGGGCATTCTCGATCCCGCAGAGCTTCCACATCGCGTCGTGCAGCTGCCAGTTGTCGGGAATCGCGCCTGCGTCCTTCAGCCGGGCGACGATCACGTGGCACAGGCTGGATTGCAGGGTGCGGGGCTCCAGCGCCTTGCCGTTGAAGTCCGACTGCCTCCACCCGGCCCGCTCGGCCATGCTCTTCAGCGCCTCGATCAGCTTGTGCCCATCGGACTGGCGCGCCCACACGAACTTCTCGCACTTCAGCTGCTTGCAGGCGAAGGCTTCGAGCGCCGGATCTTTCGGATTATGAACGACGCCCAGGTGATAGAGCGAGATCCACAGCGCCCGTGCCTTCTTCGCCACCGGATGCTGCGCCACGCCCTTGCGCGGGTTCTTCGGGACCGGCGTGAAGCCGAGCGTCTTCAGCTTGGCGATCACCTTCTCCAGTTCGGCATCCGTGCAGTCGCGGGCCGAATTGTGGCTGGTCTCGTCGAACAGGATTTGACGATAGTCGTCCTCGTCCATCGCCAGCGTCTTCCGGGCGATGGCGATCTTCGCCATCATCGCGCGGCGGTGCTGGCTCGTCCGGTCGAACCGGGCGGGTGCGGCGGGCATCGGTGCGCCCTGAGCTTGCCGAAGGGTCATGGCATGGCTCCCTTCTTCATGGGCAGCAGTTCCGCGATCTGGCGGCAGGCCGAACGAAACAGCGGATCGGTCATCCGCAACAGGATCGCCTTCTCGTGCAGGTTGATGATGGTGGAGGAATTTCTCTCCCCGATCGCCTCGGCGATCGCTGGATAGGAGCGCGGCTTGCCGACCGAGCGGAACACCCACACCATGAAGGCACGGGCGCGCACCAGATCGTCATGACGGCGACGGCTCTCGATATCGATCCGCTCGACGTCGAAGATGCGCTTGGTCAGATGGAAGACCGCATCGACGAAGACCCGCTCGGTCTCGGTCCGGCAGGCATGGCGGTTCATGCTCTCCGGAGCCGGCCGGGGGCGGTTGTGCGTGGCGATCGTCATTGGCCGGGCTCCCCCACCATCGCCGCGCCGAGCGCGATCAGGCAGAAGATCGCGGGCAACATCGAAGCGAAGAACACCAGCTCGCGCCGGGCACTGCCCACGCCAAAGCAATGGTCATATTCCGCTGCCACACGACGAATCACGTCGCGCCAGTGCATCCGCACCTTCACGTCGCTCACCATCATCCGCCGCTCGCCGCGCGAGTTCGATTCCCAGCCACACTGGCACACCGCCAACGCGCCGCCATCCGGCGCGGTCTGCATCGACACGACATGGTCCCTTGCCGGGAGACAGCTCGCGCAGGTGGGGCTGCGAAGGTCAGCATCGCTCGCCAGTTCAGGCGAACCGCAGACGTAGCAGGTCGGCCGGGCGCTCATGCCGCAGCGCTCCGGATCGCGCGCTGCGCCCAGGCGTCCTGGACATGGCCAACGGTGAGCACGCCTCCATCCGCCTGGGCCATCATCGTCGCCAGTTCGAGCGTGTACGTCGCACCGCGAAGCGCACCGGGCGAGCGCGCGATCTGGTCGACGAAAGCAGCGACTTCCGGATCGTCGATCCGCCAGGCGTCCAGCAGCGCCTCAATATCGGCTGCCAGCGGGAAGGTGCGCACCAGCCTGAGGGAAACGCGGCTTGTCAGCTGCGCAAAGGCCTCTGCGCGATTGCCCTGCAACAGCTGCTGCACAGTGGTATGGCCAAGGAACACTACTCCGACGTTGAACTCGTCATTCCAGCTACGGATTTCGTCGAAGGCCTCGACGTCCAGATGCTGCGCCTCGTCGATCAGCAGGACGGGATTGCCGAGGTCCTTCAGCTTCATCCTGATCCGGCGACACATGGTCCGGGTGGAGCCGTGTGCATCGACATCGCCGAGCGCCCACAGCACTTCCATCACCATGTTGAACAGCGAGCCGGTCGAGGGCTTCATGGTGGCGAGAAACGCGTTTGCCGAGCAGGCGACGAAATGCTCCGCCGTCTTGCTCTTGCCGAGGCCGGGCGCCAGCGCGGCCAGCGTGATGCGGCCCCGCTGCGCCCAGTGCATCAGGTGCAGCAGCTTGGCGCTGGTTTCGGTCTCGAAATAGCCCGGAATCTCGGGTGCCTCGACCCTGAGCGCAGCCTGCGCCGAAAGCGTCTGGCGATACCGGAACACAGTTTCCGCCAGCTTCTCTTCATTGCCGGCATAACCGCTTCCGCCGAACTGGCTGATCGTGCCGGTCTTGATCTTCAGCCGGCCGCCGAGCTGCGACCAGCTCATGCCGGTCGCGCCCTTGTGCTCGCGCAACCAGGCGCGCTGGTCCTCGACATCGATGGGCTGTGCGCTGGGATCGTTCATGCTATCGGACTCCTGTCTCATTCACTTCGGGACAGGCGCGCGGGGCGGTTTGGCGACATCCCCGCGCGCCACTTCAATCGTCGCCCCCGACCAGTCGGAGGGCGGCGAAAACTCGATCTTCCTGTTCGGATTTGCGCGGCGCCGGCCGCACTACGGTCTTGAGCGCGGCGGCGGTGTTCCCGCGATGCACGATCGGCCGAACGACGGTCGCTTCGGGCACCGCTGCGGGCACGAAGTCCGCCTGCATCGCCGCCAGTTCTTCGGCTGACAGCAGCTGCTCCGCTTCCAGCCCCTCGCGGATGCGGCGGCGATAGTCCTTAACGCGCTTGGCGGTGGCCTTCGCACCCTCGGCATCGAGGAAGCCGGTGTCGGCCAGGAGTTCGGCACTGCAGAGGAATCGCCCGTCCTGGCCGTAAAGGTGGACTTGCGAATGCAGGTTCTCCGGATCGAACCGGACGGTCACCCGCTGGCCGTGCAGCGCGCCGCATTCTTCGGACCAGTAGCGATTGCCATACAGGTTGATCTCGCCGGTCTGGCGATTGACCAGCTTCTGATCCGCCGTCAGCAGCGCCCTGCGCAGCTGCTCTTCGGTCGCCTTGCCGATCGGCGCGGTCGCATAGCTCTCGGCGAACACTTCGTCGAAGCTCCGCCCACGGCACACGCCGCCGCGTCGCCCTAACTTCGCGTTGTGACGCCCCATCTGGCGGTCCACATGGGCGATGAATTCGTCCCACCCGATGGCCTTGCTGCCGTAATTCTCAGGCTTGGCCATTGGGTTGTTGCCGGTGTAGGCGCCGGCCATGGCCGGATGCTTCGCCACCGTGTCACACAGGTCGCGGAAGGCACGTTCGATCGGCTTGGACTGGCCACGATACGGCAGCGCCCAATGGATCGCGATGTCGAGCCCGGTCAGCAGGCCGGTCGGGTCCTCGTCCTTGATCTTGAAGCGGTAGCGGCTCTTCGCCCCGCCCGTGATCCACTTGCTCGCGAAGCCGCGCCCGTTGTCGAGGACGCATGCCTTGGGAATGCCATAGGTCCTGAACAAGTCCGCGAAGGCGAGCCGCACCGTTGCCGAGTTTTCGGACACGGCGAGCCGCCACGCCACGAACTTGCGGCTGTGAATGTCTTGGATCGCCACCATCATCGGCCGGATCGGTTTGCCCGTCTCCGGATGCTTCACGAACACATCGAACTTGTGCCCGTCGATGTTCACGCATTCGAGCGCGTGGAGGTGATCGACCGTCCGGCGCTGGGCCGGGACCGAGCGCCGCAGCGCTTCCTCGCCTTCGCGGCGATACCTGAGAATGCCCGGATCGATCTCGCGCTCCAGGCGGCGTCTCAGCGTTCGCTCAGAGGGCATTGAGACGCCCATTTGCTTCGCCTTATCGGCGACACGATCATAGACGCTGGAAAGGGTTGCCTGTTCGAGCCGCAGATAGTCGCTCTTGAACATCAACCACAGCGCTGGATCGATCTCGGCTTCCTTTCCGCCACCACGATGGCGCGGTGCCAGCGCGGGCAGGCGATCCTGCCGTTCAATGCCGCGCACCAGCGCCAGCCAGTTCCACAGCGTGGAGCTGGAGACGCCATACCGGGCAGCAATATCGGTCGCGGCTGCCGTTTGCGTAGCGCCCGCCTCGAATAGCAGTTCCAGATCGCGCACGATCATCAGACGGCGCTCCGCTTCGGCCTTGGTCTTGGCTGACTGGGCATCGAACCACTTCCACCCGCCGCGATCAGTCTCCACGACCTGGGCGATGGGCTGCGCTTCGGTGATTCCCCGCTTGGCAAGCTCAAGCCGGGCCGGGCCGGGCAGCAGCGAGACATGGAACTCCATCCCGCCGCCACGACCGGCGCGCGGGCGCACCAGCGGCTTGCCTGCCGCGTTCTGGCGCATGCTCCAGCGCTCTTCTTGGGCCTTGCGCGCGATGCTCCGCTTGACCTGCGGCAGGCCCGGCAGCGCGAACTCGGCGAGTTCGGCCGCAGTGAACCATTCGCGGGCTTCCGGCGCGTAATCATTATCGGCGGCGCGACTGGCCATTAATTTCCCCCTCACGAATTACTGGTGCAAGCTGTTCAAGCTCGCGAAGCTCAGCCTTCAGCTCCCGCAGCTTCTGGCTGATGTGTCCGATCCGCGCCGTGTGGACTTCCTCGCCCACCAGCAGCGCTCCGCCGATCTCCCGCAGCAGCGGGTCGAGCAGGTCCTGCCGGTTGGTCACCGCGACCAGGGCAAAGAACCGCGACATCGGCACCTTGTGTCCTTCACGGGCGGGGCTGGCGTATGCGTCCAGCATGGCCCGTGAGATTTCCTCTTCGAGCAGGACGGTCATCTCGGCCGCGATCACTTCGCGCCGCCTGCCGTCGCTGTTCAGGATGGTCGCCACCGTCCGGCATATGCGCTGCTCGATACCAGCCAGTGCGGCGGCGCCATTCGCCACCGATGGCTTGTCGAATGCAAAGCCCAGCTGGCCGGGATGCGCCTTGGCCTTAGCCACCGACCCGCTCCCGCTTCAGATATTCGACCGGATCGAAACCGACGGCGATTCCGCTGCCGGGGTGAATCCATGTTTCACCCGTCCACCGCGCCAGCGCGAAGAACTGGCCGCAGCTTACGACGGTCGAGCGCCCGTTCAGCGCCTCCGCATCGATCAGCGCCCAGCTCGCTGGCTTGGTGGGGTCGAGAAAGCTCATCAGTCGGCATCCCCGAAGCGCCGGTCGATCCGCGCCAGGGTGAATTCGAACACGAGGCCGAGCCACACGATCTGCAAGACGGTGCCTTCCGCCTCCCAATCGTCAGCCGCCACGCAGGTGCCCATGATGGCAAAGCGCGGGATCATTCCGGCTTCTCCGACATGCCCTTCGCGATCGCGTGGGCAATCACCTGTTCCAGGAAGAGCGATTCCGCTTTGGCGGTGACGCGATACTTCCGGATTTGCGCCTTGCGATCGACGACCTCGACCAGCACACCCAGCGGCTTGAGATACGCGATGGCGCGCTCCAACTCGGCCTTGCGTGTCTCGAATGAACAGGCTCGCGCTTCACGTCCTGCGGCCCGCTCGGCCTTGGACTTGAAGGCAGGTACGCTGGGATTGGGTAGAATAGGTAGCGGGTCTTTGGCGGCAAGCCGCCGCTCCTCAGCGTCAGCCTCAGCAATGCGGAACCGGAAGCGCGAAGCCACGCCGCCATTGATGCACTCTCGGTTGGCCGGGGCGGGATTCGAACCCGCGCTCGGGCGATCGCCCGCCGATGATGTCGAAGGCGCGCTTTCCTTCTCCAGAGCATCGCTCCCCTCGCTGGGGCGCGCTACCTTTGCGCCACTGCCGGCCTTGAGTGCTGCAGCAGCCGTTTTGCCGCTGCGGCGCGGGTACTGCTGGATAAGAATGCTTTTGAATGTCGGAGCATCGTCGGCCGCGTAGATAGGCAACAGTCCGTCCGGCCAGGGCCAGTCCACTTGGGCGATCTTCTCGCGCAGCTGGTCGAGCTCGCGGCGAAGCGCGCGGCGCGCGTCAACCTCGCGATTGTTCGCGGCGAGAAGTTCATCGCAGCGCCGCTTCAACGGCTCGATCTGAGCGACTGTCGCCTTCGCGATCGCCTGGGCCGTCTCGCGATCGTCAGCCAGGCCATGCAGCATCGCAACGATGCGGTCCCAGCCATCGGGCAGCGCAGCGACGGCCTGCAGGTAGGGTTTGTCCAATGCCTGGATCATGCCCGCTCTCCCTGAACCTGATCGACCAGCTGGGTCGGCACCAGCGGCACCAGCTCCATCCGCGCGGCAATCGGCGCATGGGAAGAAACGAGGCTCGCTACAGTCGCGGGCGTGAGTGCGAAGGGAGCGGGCTTGAGATTGCGGATGGCTTCCTGCGGCATTGTCAGTTCCTCATCATGTACGGCGCGTCCCAGTCGGACGGGCTCGGCGGCGGCGGTGTGGGATCGTGCGCGATGGCGGCGCCGTGGCTGGCGCTCCTCTGCAGGCGGATCATTTCCTTGCGGGCCTTGAGCGCCGCGATGGCTTCCATCGCCTTGCGCCTGCGGATTTCAGCCTCTGCTTCGCGCGGCGTGATGCCCAGATGCAGGGCAAGCTCGAACGCCGCGCGGTGAGCGCGATAATAGGCCGCATCCGAAGGGAACTCCGCCCGGCGCATCATGCCAGCCCCTCGATCGGGAGGAGCTTCTCCGGCTGATCCAGCGGAGGAAGCCAGATGATGCGCGTGTCGCCCGGCTTGGTCTGCACCAGCACGTTCCAGACGAACCAGGTGTAGTCGACCACGCCGCCCCGGAATGCCTTGTTTCCCATGAAGGGGATCATGTCGCCGGGCGGCATCGAGGGCCGCTGGGTCAACACCAGCACGGCCTGTGGCGGATGGTCTTCCATGAACAGCTTGAAGCGGCCCTGGCTGGCCAGCCACTTTGTCGGCAGGACAGCGCAGACGCGCCGCGATGACAGGCTGATCGCCTTGCGGCAGAACGCTTCGGCGATACCCTCAATGTAGCTGTAGGGCGGATTGAAGACGAGGCTGCAGGGCCGGCGATCTTCGGCCGGATCGACCTCAAGGAAGTCGCGTGACACGAAGATCGGGGGAGCGGCCGGAGCGAAATGCTCCGGCTCGATACGATTGACGATGTCGGAGCCGAACACCTGGAAACCGTTCTCGACGAACGTCACCATTGTGCGGCCGCTGCCGATGCAGGGGTCCCAGATCGCCTCGCCCGCATCGCGCTCCTGCGCGAAGTCGCCCAGCGCCTTGAACAGCTGCCAAGCGACCCAGCTTTCGTCGACGCACCAGTCGTAGGGGTGGCTGCTGCGCTTCCGGCCGGTGGAAATTTCACCACGCATCGGTGATCATCCCGTCGACGATTTCGAAATGGAAGGTCTGACGCCGACGAACGAGGTCGAGTATTTTAACGGCGCTTCGGCGCTCGATCTCCGGCACGATCATGGCCAGATAGCGAATGATGGCGCCCTCGTCGGTGAGAACGTCATCGACAAACCTGACGTAATAATGGACGCCCCAGCGACCGGGTTTGTCCCTGTCGATCCGAAACTGCAGGCCATCGGCCGCATGCTTGAGTGAGCAGGTGATCATTTGTCGCCTCCATCGGCAAGCTCAACACCGCGCGATGCGAACAGGGCGGTCAGGCCCTTGAGCCGGGCTGCTTCGAGTTCGTGGTCTTCAACCGTTTCGCCGTTCGCCAGGCGCGCTATCAGTGCGAAGGAAACGTCCAGCGCCGACTGCAGGCGGGACGCGTGCCGTTCCTCGACCGCCCCATCGTCTCCCAGCTGCGTATTGAGCTCGTCGCGCAGCATGCGCTTGGCCTCGACGCTCTTGAGCGCGCGGGCGATGTCGCCTGCATGGTTCTTCTGCTCTGTCGCCGAAAGGCGTCCGAGGTTGCCCGTAACCGCGCTGAGTATTTTCCGCACAGGCGTCGGCGCAGGCCCTGCAGCGCTGTCGATGCCGACCTGCGCTCTCGCCAGGTCGGCGCTGAGTTCTTCGTCAGCTAGCAGTGCCTCTATGACCTGCTTCCGGGCACCCTGATCCTTCACCTGCGCGATGGCGCGCAGCTGGGAGGCGTTTTCGCCCACCACTGGATGCTTCGCCAGAGCCTCCGCGAACTGCGGAAACGGCTCGATGATCAGGCGATACAGTTCAAGATCGCGGTGGATCGAGCGGCGTGACATGCCCAGCGCTTCGCCCACGGACTCTTCCCAGCCGTATGCTTGTGCCAGCTTGGCATAAGCATCGCCGACCTCTTCGGTGAGGGCCTCGTCAACGCGGGTTTCCCCTGCCTTAACCCGATCCCAGCGGAGCTTCGCGCCGAGCTTCTGGTGCGACAACTCGCCATGCTGACGGGCTATGCGTTCCTGCGCGGCCTGGACGAGCGCTGCCGTGAACTTGGCGCGCTCGATCGGCGCCAACGGGCGCCGGTGCAGGTTCTCCGAAGCCTCAAGGTCTGCAAGCTCTTCCGGCTTGCCGCTGACTTCGATCGCCCAGACGGTAATGCCCTCGATGCGGGCACCGATCAGGCGGTGCATGCCAGTGACGAGTTTCCAAGGCTTGTCGGGATTGCCCTTGTTGGCCACGACCTTGATCGGGTCGCGCTGGTCATCCACCGCCATAAGACGGCCGATCGCCGCCGCCTTGTCTTCGTGCAGGAAGCCAATCCGACCGCCTTCATCGACGAGGAACGGCGAGATTTCGAACAGCTTGGCGCCCGCGAGCAGCGATCCGTTCACCGCATTGCTCATTTCGCACCCCCATTTAGACGGTGCGACCGACGACGGCGGTTGCTATGCGCTCCACAAAGCGGGAATCTTGAGCTTGTGATTACGAAATGATCCGGATCGACGCCCATCACCCGAGCAACGGCCTCCTTTGCCGTGCTCGACTGGCCGCGCAGCAGGTCGCGGACCGCTTGGCCGCGCAGCCCGTTTGCCTCCTGAAAAGCGTTGATCGTGCCAAACTGCTTCCGCAGCGCGGCTTTGATATCCTCTTTGTGAATGACTTTCGCCATGGTCGATAAAGCGTCCTCGGATTCCACAAACGTGGACATTAATTCCACAAAACGGGAAACGCAAGACGCATTTGTTAACCAGATGGCGGAGCGTGTCCGCGAGCTGGCCAAAGGTCGGTTTAACGCGAAGACATTGGGTGGGGAGTTAGGAATTCCTTCATCTTCAGCAGCGAATTACTGGTCGGGAAGTCGACCATGGCCCGTCGAGGCGGTGCCTGATCTGGCTTCGACGCTGAACACAAATGTGGAATTTCTGCTATGCGGCACCAACCAGCCTTCCACGAAAGTGGTGAAGGATCGGCAGGCCGGTTTTCGCGGCCGTCCAGAAGGCGGCGATACAGTTCAGGTTTCCCAGATCGACTTGCGCTATGGTCTGGGCGCAACCTTTGTGGACGTCCATGTGGAGCATCAGGCGCTGAGCTTCTCGCGCGCCTGGTTGCGCAATTTCACTGCTGCTTCACCGGAGGAACTGGTCTGGTCCGAAGGGCTGGGCGACTCGATGTTCCCCACCATCCACGATCGCGACCTGGTGCTGATCGATCTCAGCCAGAAGACGCCATATATGGCGGATGCGATCTGGGCGTTCGCATTTGGGCAGGTGGGAATGATCAAGCGATTGCGCCCGATGCCGGACGGCACGATAAAGATTATGTCAGATAATCCGAATGTTCAGCCAGAGACGGCGGTGGACGACGAGCTGCACATCGTGGGCAAGGTGGTCGCGATCGTTAGGCGTGTTTGAGGGGGGAATGAAATGGCAGTGGATGGTAAACTGATCGGCGGGATTGCCATCGGGGCTGCGGCAGCAGCTGGTGCTCTTCTGGGCTGGCCAATCATGCAGGCAAGCAACGCCTACGATACGGCAAAAAGCACGGGCAATGCTGTTGAAGCATGCGCCCAGGCTGGAACCGTCGCGGACGCGTGGGGACGGGTCGGTCTCTCGGCCAAGCATCAAGAATGGGCTGAGAGGCAGGAGTTGGATTGCGCTTTGTCGCGGCTAGATGCCTTGGCCTATTGATCGGCTCGGCCATGTCGGTTCGCATGGAGGTTTGTTTGTTGGCTGCGGGGCAGCTGGCTCTCCTCTTGGCGAGCGTCGTCGCCTTAGTCCGCTAGTTGCCGATGTTCCGCAAATGTTCTAGTCAGCGAAGCGACTCGCTTGAGATCGTTTCATCATGCCTGAACCACGAAAGCCCCTAACATTTTACCGCCTCTGGTGCGGCCGCAAGCGCTACAGCGGGTGGCTGCCCAGCCTCAAGCAGACGGTCGCGCTCGCCTATCGGCTTGGCCTCGCTTATCGCAATCTCAACGGAGACGGCGGCGGGAGCCTCGGGCCCCTCAGTTGGATCGAGGTAGGCACGCGCAAATACGCGCGCTCGCGCATCATTCCAGAAACGCCGCTGCGCGATCCGCCTTGGTCGTGACCCAGCGCTCGACGCCCCAGCGGAAGGCGGACGAGGCCGCATTCCCGATCCGGTTGAAGTTCATCGTCCCGGTTGGTGGCCTCGGTAATATGCTGGTCGATATGCATGACTGGTTGCGGAGCAATATCGGCTCTGCCCGCCATGCAGTGCATTCAGGCCGAAGCGTTACGATGGCCTCGATTGCCATCTATTTCGTCGACATGGCGGAAGCTGTGCGATTTACAGAGGCGTTTCCCGCGTTGGAACTGGCCGACGGAACGCTGTGCAGCACCTACTCCTCGCCGGCTAAGGCGCACCAGAAAGGAAGGCAACGCATGGACGCGAAACAATTGCTGGCAGCCGCCCGCGAACTCGCCGATCGACTGCAACGCTCGCTCGACAATCCGGCGACAGAACATGTCATCCTGAGGCGCGAGGAGGCCGTGCTTGCCAAGGGCCTGATCGACGGCGCGTGCGAGGTGCTGGAGAAGGAAGTTGGCGGTGGAGAAACCACGCAGTAG